CGCCTGTGTGACCTTGCCGTAAAGTCCATCGGTCGTACAACCGAGGATTGACTGACAGACCTTCACCGCATTGATGGTCTCGTTGCCGACCTCTCCGTCAGCTCCGTACTTGGGGAGACATCCTTCGGAGATCCACAGGAGAACCTTCTGCATCTTCACGACTTCCTTTCCCTTGTCTCCCTTCTTGAAATATCCTCTCGAAGGAAGAGTCGGGAACTCTCCTGTGTAGTGAGAAGGGACGGAAGGATTCACTTCGTCAGCAAACCTCGGAGTGATGAATCCTCGAATGTATCTGCCGTTGATGTTGACTGTCCTTGTCCCGACCGCCTGTTTCTTGTTGCCTTCAATGACTATGAAGGAAGAAGCACCAACAGAAGAAACTATTCCTGTGTGGTCATGTCCTGTCACATCTTCTGGAGGATTGCCGTCATCTCCCCAATCGTAGATGATGACATCTCCGTTCCTTGGGACATAGGAATCCTTCTCGACCCATATTCCCGCTTTCTTCGCCTTCTCAATCAGCGAATGGGGACCTGTTCCGCATGAGTAGTCGACAGGAACACCGATTCCGTCCTTGAGGACATTGTCGGTCTCTTCTGCGACCGCACCGACAAACATGGCACACCACTTCGAGTCGACAGAACCCTGTCTTCCCTTGTCACAAGCCTTGTTGTAGTCCTTGACTATCTGCTTGTGACCCGATGAACCTTTCTTTGTTCCTATCCATTCGGAAGCTCGAATGACAAAGTCTTCTCTTTTACCCATTGTCAATCTCCTTCTTCTTCGCATACTGAATGGACGAGATCCCGAGCAAAGCACAAGCAAAAGTTGTGATGGCTGCCATCGTTGCTCCGATGGGTTCAACGAGAGGGAGATTCCAAATGTGACCGACTGTCAGCCACAAAGCCGTTAGTGCCGGAAGTCCGACTGTGGAGATCCACTTCAAAATGTCATAGGTCTTGTTGTTCATAGTTTGCCCTCCTTTGTTAATCTCTCGAATGTTTCCTTGATATGCTTATTAGCAATCATCGTGTAGGAGTTCTTGAAGTCGGGATGCGATTCACAGTATTTGTCGTATGTGTCGCAATCATCCAACTGTTGGCGGAAGTATTCCGCAGAGTGTTCGATTCCATTCTTCAGTTCATCGGAGAACCGCAGAATATGAGTCCGTGCGAGGATGGCTTGATTCTCGTCTATCTTCTCCGAAAGGTCATCAATCTTCTTCTCGATGTCTTTCGACTTGTCCTTCCTTGAAAAGAACAAGGAGATGAGGAACTGAAAGAACGAGAAGACCGCCCCCGAAGCAAGGACGGCTACCCAAATTTCTGTCATTTCATCAAACCTCCGTCAATGTGTATTCGACAGTCATTGACTGACTCGCATTTTTGGTCACGGCTGAATCGAGAGTCCACTTCGTTCCGAGATAGAGCTTTGTCACCGCAACAGAGTTCAGCGACCCTCCGATTCCGAAGCATGGAGCAGAGATTCCATCGTTGCCGAAGATGTGACCCGAATTGATTGCTACATTCTGCTTCGCAACAGGGAACACTTTGTCTCCATTGATGAGGAAGGAGTTGTGAACGATGATTCCTCCAAGAGAAGTGAATCTTTCATTCGTCCTCGAACCCGACTGACCATCAAACTGTTCAGCAAGGGTCGTGTCTATCTCGTTCTGGTCAGCAAAGTTCGACAGATTGACCTTGAACATCTTGGTCGGATGTCTGTCGTAGTCTCCTGTTCCTCTGTTGCCGTAAACGAAGATATATCCGTTGTATATGATTGCCTTCGTAGGAATGGGAAGTGCTACATTATAAAATCCTGTCGGATTGTCTTGTCCTGTGAACTTCCAAAGCTTCGCCCCCGAAACATCCACATAAGACTGTGTAGAGGTCTGATTCGTCCAATTCGAGAGGTCTATCTCATCAATGAGAAGTCTCTCCCCTCCCTCTGTCGGGACTCCGAAGAGAATCAGCTTCTGATTTGCGAAGTCGAAATGATAATAACAACCGCCCTTTCCTCCGATGTTGTAGTTCTGAATCGTGACAGTTATCTTCGAGGAATAGTCTGTCAACGGAGCAAGAGAACCGCCTTGGAGCTTGAACTTGGTATTGTTGATGGGAGTCTTGAAGACATCAACAGTCGTGCTATCCACCAAATAGAAGGAATATGCCGTATTTCCATCTATGGCAAGAACAGGAACTCCGTCATCTCCGTAGGCATAACTCTTGGAGATGCAACCAACATCGACAAAGGGGTTCAGACTCTGGAGACAAGTCGGGTTCGTTCCATCCGAACGAG